TTCGCTAATAAAGTTGCCAAAATCGCGTAGCGCAGGCATCAGACTACCAGTGAGGACGCTCATTACCTTGGTGAGGATTGGCAGGAATGCCTTGCCTATTGAGGTCGTGAAATTACCCCACTGAGCACTCAGAATCGCCTGCTGACCTGCGAGTGTGTCAGTTTCCTTCGCAAAGTTTCCGTGTGCGTCTGCTGTCTGCTCCATAATCAATGCGAGCGTGGCAGCTTGATTCGCTTCATTTGATAGCGAGCCACCAACTTTAACGAAACCCAGTTCAGCTGCTTTCGCGTCGATCTGCGCCTGTTTCAGGCTAACCCCGTAGCGCTCGATAGGGTCTCTCTCTCCCTTTAGGGCAGATGACAGGGCAGCGACAGCCTCGGGTGTGGTCCCACCGAACATGCTGGCAAGGTCAGCACCGAGGCCAATAAGGCTGTTGGTCTTATCGGCTAGCTGGTCAATAGATGTCCCGCCATTTTTTAGCTGCGTTCCCAGTACCGTGGCTAGTTCGTTGTACTGGTTTTCGGTCAGGCCCATTGTTTCCGCTGCGCCTGCAGCGTAGCGGTGCATTTGGTCTGCAGCACCCTTAAAAACAGTATCGACAGCACCAACCGATTGCTCGAGGTCAGCGGCTTGTTTGATTCCGGTGATTGCGAGGGCGGCTAGGGCACCGCCTGCAGCGGCGGCCCCAGCCAGGGCGATCCCGCCGAGTTTGCCCAGGGCACCCATAAGGCGGCCCGTAGCCTGCTCAGTTTCCTGCAGGCCCTTCTTAGCCTTCCTGGTATCAGAGAGGACCTTAATTGCGAGGACCGCTGGCTTACCCACTTTTATTGCCCTTCTTCTTGCAAAAGCTCTATAGCGTAATCGAGTATTCGAGGATCCTCATTTAGCCAGGTCGAGGCTGGGATCCCAGATCGGATTGCGAGCGCGGCCAGGCTTATTAGGCCGCCCTCGTAGGGTCCGCAGCGTCAATCTGGACCAGTTCGGTCATTACGTCTGCCACAGATTCGATGAATTCCTCATAGGGCATCGTGATCTTTCCAGTGCGGGTGAGCGCGGCCCAGGCCAGGAAACCGGATAGCGTGATTTCATCCGTCTGCATATTCCACTGGTTGTTGCGGGCGGCCCGTTCACACTTGAGCTTGTCAATGTAGAGAATGCGCTCGGGTCCGTAGATCGTTCCATCTGCCATTTCGACCGTTGTCATTGCCTTATGCATCGGCTGGTTCCTTTCCTAGTCCCTCGATCTTGTCGAGGATTTTCTGAATTTCTTCCTGATAGAGAGCGGTCCATTGCGGCTCGGTTTTTTCCGCTGCTTGCCTGATCCAGGGCCGCGCTTCAATCGGTGCAGGGTGCTTGTGTTGATAGGTTGATTTCTTCGAGGGAAAGACTTTGCGGCCCCAGTGAATTGCCATTGCGTAGGGGACTGCCTTCGATCCTGCGATGACGCGAACGCTGGTCCTGGTCGGAAAGTAACGCAGGGTTTGATTCAGGCGACGTGTGCGAGAGGCGGGGGGCTTTCGTTTACCCACGGGGCTGTTCGGGCGGGCCGCATCAAAAACGATCCTGCCTATCCTGGTGTGAAGGTCTTTCAGATCGGACAGGTCTGCCTCGGCTTTGCGTAGCTGTCTGCGCAGTTCACGCGCGCCTTCGATCTGAATAACGGTCCCGCGCCGAACAGGTTCACCCATCTTAGGCACCTGTCATTTCAGGCTTACCAACGCACTCAAAATCGAAGCTGGTGGTGTTTTCCTTCTTGGGATCCCCACCCACTTTGACAGGCGAGATAACGCATTTGCCCTTGAAAATCATCGGGCTGTCATTACGCGGGCGGAACTCGAACGGCAGCAACTCGCCTGCGTGCTTCATGCACCAAGCGATCAGCGACTCTGATCCGTATTCCTGGTAGAACTCTCCACTGATCTTGCCTTCCCAGGTTCCCTCGGGTTGGTGTACAGATCCGTCGAGCATCTCTACAGCTGATTCTTTCTTCAGCTCGGGAGAGTACTCGGCCTTCAGGACTCGGCTAGAGAACTCCATCTCTGAGCCGACAGAGCCGAACTTAAGGGTTCCTGGTCCGAGCGATTGGGCGATAGGGGCGGTTCCAGACTTTGCGGGTTCAGGCATGATGTTTCCTTAGTGTTGTGCTAGGCGGGTAATAGTGACTGAAAAAGCGGGTGCGGTTGTTGCCTGCGCACCATCCCATTGGACTGGGTCAGCGTCTTCGATCAGGTCGAGGCTGTCCAGGACGGTGAGGATCTTGTCTGCTTCCTGCCAGGCCTGGGCCTGGTCAGCGACAGGAGCACCTATCACTGCTACCTGGTAGCGCAGGACATAGGCAGGGACGCTCGTCTCTGTGAGCTTGGGCGGTGGGATAAAAACACAGGGCGTGCCGTCGAGCAGATGTGGTGTCACCTGGTCAGCGTCCAGGGTGACAAACGCATCAGGCAGATAATTTGACAGTAGGTCTGCCAGGGCCTGAGATTCTTTATAGGTTGAAATCATGCGATTGCCGGTCCTAAAAACGGGGCCAGGATCGGCCTGGCAGCGGCCATTGGATCACGGTTAATGCGCATAGGCGAGGCACCTAATTCGCTATCGTCGAAACCTGCGATACCGTTGCGAGCGGTGCGCCGATGGTAGAGGTCAGCGGCCACTTCGATAGCGGCCCTGATTAGGACGCTTTCAGGGATGCCACGGGTACCAAGGGTGTAGTGCTCGATGATGTCGACGGCCTCGGTTGCGCATTCGTTGATAAACGCGGTCTTGGGTTCCTGCCCAGCGCCTAAGCCGATGAATGGCTGTAGGCGCTGGGCGACGGTATCAGCGTTCATGGTCAGGCGGTGACCTTGAGGGGCACAAGCCCGTAGGGGATTTCGGTTGCAAAAGCTGCGTAGTAATACACAGAGAATGCGCCGGTGAGATCCAGGGCGTTCGTGTCCTGCAGGGAGACAACCGGTGAGGCATAGGTGCGGATTGCGTCTGCAGTGTAGAAGCTACCGACAACGCCGGTACCCATTCGGTTGCCTGCCGTTGTCAATCCGCTTGACATGATGACCTTCATGCCGTCGAGGTCAGCGTAGCGGCCAGATGCGGACACGGTTCCCACGGTGTTTGCGCCGGTGTTGCCAGAGACCTGGAAAATCGGACGGTCGTTCTTGTCGGTCATGCCTGCGAGGGCCTGGAATGTGGCCCGGTCCAGGATGAGACCGTCTGCCTGCATCGCGTTGTCTTCGTACTTTTGGTGAGCATCCAGAAGCATGGATAGGATGTCTTGCCACTTCCAGGCGGCGAGCGCCTTAGCTGCGATTGCCTTTGCTTCCTGGGTCTTGACAGCGTTCATGAAATGAGTGGCAAAGTCCGCTGCTAGCTGCTTACCAGCGGCCAGGGCCAGGCCTCGCAGCTGCAAATCCAGGATGTTCGCAGGCGAACGGTCAATAACTTGTCGGCTGATCGTCGTTGCGCCGCCGAAAGTCTTTACGCGGGCGGCCTCGACAATCTCGGTTGTGATCTTGCCTACCGGAAGCGTTGCACCTTCGGTTGCCTGTTCAGTGACAGTGATGGTGTTTTCCTTCAGCTGCGTGAATTCCAGCATGTTACCGGTGGGGGGCAGGGGGCCGGTCGAGAAAAGCTGCATCAGGGGGTTAGCAACGGCAATAATGCGGGTAAGGTCACCGATGAAATTCGGAATGGAATACTGCGCATCTGCAGTGGTGGTGACTGCAGGTGCAGCACGCAGTGCGTAGTTTTCCAGGGCAGCGCGGGCCGTGGGGTCGGAAACGCTAGCGGCGATCAGCTGTCCTGCAGAGCGCGTTTCAGCCTGGGCAGGCGCGGTGGTGGTTCCGAGGGCCTCAAGAGCGGCCAGGCGCGCGGCCAGGGGCTGAGTAACCTCAGTGATTGTCTCATCCATCTGGGCGCGGGTGAGCATTTCGGGCTGGGCGGTCGAGTTGGTCATGGGGGCGGGTTCCTTTCGTTCACGTACGGACGTGATTTGAGCCTGGTCATAGGCGGGAATGGGGACTAGCGAGACTTCTCGCAGGTCAATGGTTGTTTGTGTCCTGGTTGTTCCGTTTTCGTCCTGGCTGTCGACGTATTCACGCTCGAAAAAGCCAATGGATAGGGCGGTGATTGCGCCGTCCGCTGCGAGAGTGGCAGCGTCCCTGCCCTGGCTGGTATCCGAGATCCTGGCTGTGATTTCCAGGCCCTGGGCCGTCTCTACCAGGTCAGTGACAACGCCGATTGGTTCACCGTGGCGATAGAACAGCGCGGGGCGCGCGGTGAGGTCTACTGCACCGCGTGCGATCTTCTCGTAAAAGCCAGGGGCAAGCTGGGTAGGGGTGTCGTAGGGGACGGCCAGGCCTGTGATGGTGCGTCCGTCTTCCAGGGCGGCTGTCCTGGCAGCGTATTCGCGTGTTTGCATCGTCATTCTGTGGTGTCGCTTTCAGTGGTGGGAAGCGGGGCGCGTCCCTCGAGGGCGCGAACCTCGTTAACGGTCAGGAAACCTTTATCTAGTGCTGTGGCATATGAGCTGTACCTGGTCGAGGTATCCGAGCGCAGCAGACCTTCCAGGTTGAAACGCACCTGCTGGCCACGAACGATGCATTCAGACAGGGCATCTTCTAGGGGCTTTAGGTACTGCATCAGGGTGAAGCGGGTGAAAGACAACCAGTCCTGCTCTATATTCGAGTAGGACATTGAGCCGCCGGAAGGGGACGCGAGCATCAGCGTCGAGGGGATGCCGAAAAGCCGGGCGATCTGCAAAATAGAGAATTCCTGGGCCTCGATCCACTGGGCATCTTTAGGGCTGATACCCAGGTGCTGATACGTAAAGCCTGATAGGACCTTGATGCGAGAGGGGTTCACATCGTCTGGGATCTTGTTGCCGTTTTCGTCAATGCCGTTCCAGGCGTTCCGAGCGGCCTTGACAGCCGCCGGGGTTAGCGTGGTTTGGCTCGAGAGAATACCTGTGGGGGATCCAGTCCCATCGAACCACTGGCTAGCAAAGTCCCTGGTTTGCCTGGCACCTTCCAGGTCCATTCGGGCGGCCTGCAGGGGTCCGAGTCCTAGAGGCTCTGACACAACCAGGGGCTGAAGGTGAGCGTGCAGGACATCGTTTGCGGTCTTTGTTTCGCCGTCAACATAGAAGATTAGGCCGTGCGTAGCGCGGTTAACAGTCACCATGACATAGCGCGGGTTGAGGGGACGCAGGGCGACAATCTTGCCTGCCTGGTCTCTCTCGATCAGGGCATAGGCGTTACCGTGCAGGGCAAGGCTGGTAACCA